GAGACACTAAGGTCATCTTGGTAACTTGCTTAAGCCGATCACCACTTTCCTCAATGAAATCAATAGTAAGTGGATAACCTCTAGACTCATCAACTGTAGTTACCTCTACAAAAGCTTCAAAAGGTCTCACCACATTAGGAACTTCTGAACCTGCTTCAGATGTGGGTGACTCAGGGTTAGCGATAAACAGTGTATCTTCTTTAGAAGCAAACTTTAGTTTATTACCGTGTTCAAAGTATGGAATTACAGGATGAATGTAGTTACCATCACTATCTTCTTTGTAAGGTTCTAACTGTTCCTTTTTAATATCCTTCACGCTAAGATCAATGACACCTTTGTACTGACGTACATTCTTCTGGTCACCAGTGTCAGCATCCCATGCTCTTACTTCACCTTCCTCACTAATATGAAATAGATATCTCTTATCACCAGTGGGTTCTTCAGCATACATATTCAACCACGTACCACCTGTCACATCAGGGATACCATTGGCTATCTCTTTATAACCAGGTCTCTTATACAATCCTTTGACAACATCAGGGATCATGTTCACAGCATCCCTAACTTGTCCTGGCTTCTTTAGTTCATCTGGTTGGTCATTGATTCCACCAATAAAATTAGGAATGATCTGTGATACTGAACTCATCGTGCTAATGCTCTATAAGGTTGATAGGATCTGTAGGCAGTATTGGCAGGCATACCAAAGAATGTATGGTCGCCTTGATTACACTCGTACTCCATACACGCTGCTCTTGCCTGAGCTTCTTGTGTACCTAGAAGTTGTACCAGTTGTGGGTTCGTGACAAGTTGTACAGCAGCACGACCGCTAGCACGTAGAGTGATGTAACGTTGAAAAACAGACGGAAGATCTTCATATTCAAATCGCCAAACAATATCAAAGGACAAGGGTGAATCAAATAGGAAGGTGTGATGTAGTTTGTCATACATCTTTCCATTGCGTCTAACAAGATCAGTTGTCCTGTAGACACTGTTCTCATGGACATCCATACTGAGAACATTAGGTGGGATAACAATATGACTATTAACATCAGGTGTAATCTCATAATCATCTTCACGATTAAAGACCCACCCTTCATTCTGTACATCCTTGTTGACTTCCATCAGGATGTTATGGATGATTGCTATCTCAGGGTTGGTATAAACCAACTCATTATTCTTGTTGTTATGATAGATTCTAGATACTGGACTTTGGCCTATTGCACCCAGTATAGAATTTACACTGGAAAGTTCGGTTTCAGTAGTCATAATATACTGGGTATAAATACTTTAAAAAAAAGGTGACCCGAAGGCCACCCTTATAGTTATCAAGCGGTCGGCTTAAGCTGATCGTAATCAGGAGCAGGACCGTCAGCGACGTCACCACCAACGGAGGTGCCGTAGTGATATGCATCGCGCATATCTTGTGTCACACTGTTCACCACAGAACCGAGCACAGCATTGACACCAGCAGGGTCATAGCTCTTAGCGGTCTTGGCAACAGAATATCGTGTAGTTTCAGCCATAATTAAGGAGTAGGTGCGGGAGTTTGATCAGGGATCTCAGCTCCATTTGAAGCGGTCACGGTGTACTTACTAGAAGTAGCAACGCGACCGTATTCAACGGGAGTCATGGGATCCTGGGTGATAGAAACCACAGGCTGGTTAGGTTTCACAGCACCAGTCGTAGACATAGTGACATGAATACCAGTAGTGGTCTCACCATATTGTTGAGTTCCAGGATTCAAAGACATGACTTATCTCCTATCAAGCTGCTTGCAGTTCAATAGCAGCAGCAGGGTTCAGCCAGTCACATCCCATAGCAAGGCGACCAACAACCACGTCACCCTGATACATAGTCTTCACGTCTCCACCAGTGGTCTGAACCTGAGGTCCAATACCTTCGACAACAGCTGCTGCATCCTTCTGATAGATCAGACCGCAATGAGCAGAGAAGTCACCGGAGTAGTCGTTGTTCTCACCAGGAACAGTAGCAATGTTACCAGCCATGAAAGGCAGGTTGTTAGAACGACGAATGGAAATACCAGCAATCTCATAGAGACCTTCGCCGCTGTTCATGTTACCCTGAGAGTTTCCAAAGTCACGGTTCAGGATGTTGGTGTCAACCTGGGAGATCAGAGCGTAGTACTGACGTGGAGACAGCACAGCGAAACGACCACCAGAAGGCACGTTCTTCTCATCCAGGATAGATGCAGCTTCGAAGAAGGCATCAACCAGTGCTTGAGCGTTGAACTCATTATCAGCACCCAGCTTGATCACAGAACCACCAGGCTCAGGACCAGGAGATGCAGTGATGGGATGAGCAGTACGAGCAGACTTAGCGATGACACGGAAGATCTTCTTATCATAAGCTTCAGCCAGAGCGTGGCCAATCTTAGCAGAGATCTCAGAACGCAGGCTGTAGTGAGCCAGGGTCTCATCGAGATCGTACAGGAATGCAGAAGCAACCAGCAGGTCGTCCATCACCACGATCTTCTCAGCCACCGGAGGATCACCGGAGCCAAGGATAGGAGTACCAGGCTGATGGTAATCAGCAGTCATACGTCCCGTGTAGATGAACTGCAGAGACTTACCGTTGCGGAGTGTACGGCTCTGGACAGTTCCCTTAGCGATGCAGGCAGATTCATATGCCTTGATCATTTCTCCGCTAAACAGCTTTAGGTAGGTAGCATACTTGGCGTCATAATCGCCATAAGGATTACCATTACCAGAAGCGTCAGCTCCATAGTGGGTCAGACCCAGACCAGGAGTCTTGTTAATATTACCGACAGCCGTGTTGGTCATGTCGTTATTATTTTGTCCATAGGTGCGTGATTCACCACCATTGGACTCGGTATAAGTGTTACCTTCTTGTGAAAAAATGGAAGCCATTGTTTTAATTGATAGTTATAAACGAGCTTCAGATCTGAAAAATTTTTTGTTGAAAATATGTGGTCTATCCCACCGTCATGACGGCTAGTGTTATCGCCTTGGCGGCACTAACCAATACTGAAGCCAGGACTTGCACCTGGCTGTAAGCTATTACTTATTCAGTTTCTTGGTGTACTTGACACCACGATAGGTCAAAGTTACAGACATAATTAAATACCAGTAATGCTCCTGCGCGTTCCAGCCTGGAGCTAACCCGTCTCCGAAGAGATGAACGTACTAGTATTAACCGATGACCGGAGCTTTGTGTGTAGCCAGGTCCAGTGGGAAGTTGTGAGCATTACGCTCATGCATGACTTCCATACCAAGACCAGCTCGGTTCAGGATATCAGCCCAAGTGTTGATGACGTGTCCATCACGACTTACAATCGACTGGTTAAAATTGAAACCGTTGAGGTTGAAAGCCATTGTGGATACACCGAGCGCGGTAAACCAAATGCCAACCACGGGCCAAGCAGCAAGAAAGAAATGTAGGCTGCGGCTATTATTAAATGATGCGTATTGAAAGATGAGACGTCCGAAGTAGCCGTGAGCTGCAACGATGTTATAGGTCTCTTCTTCTTGTCCAAATTTGTATCCATAGTTTTGACTCACTGTCTCAGACGTCTCTCTAATAAGACTAGAAGTGACCAGACTTCCGTGCATAGCAGAAAACAAAGCACCACCAAAGACACCAGCAACTCCAAGCATATGAAAGGGATGCATGAGAATGTTATGTTCTGCCTGGAAGACCAGCATGTAATTGAAAGTGCCAGAAATGCCAAGAGGCATACCGTCAGAGAAAGAACCCTGACCAAAGGGATAGACAAGAAATACAGCAGTAGCGGCTGCGACTGGTGCAGAGTAAGCAATGAAAATCCAGGGTCTCATACCCAGGCGATAGGACAGTTCCCACTCTCTACCCATGTAGGCAAAGATTCCAAGGAGGAAGTGGAACACTACCAGTTGATAAGTTCCACCATTATAGAGCCATTCGTCGAGTGTAGCCGCTTCCCAAATAGGGTAAAAGTGTAGTCCGATTGCATTTGAACTGGGAACCACAGCGGCAGAGATAATATTATTCCCATAAAGAAAGGAACCAGCAACTGGCTCACGAATACCATCAATGTCCACCGGAGGTGCACCAATGATAGCGATAATAAAACAAGTTGTAGCAGCGAGTAGGCAAGGAATCATAAGGATTCCAAACCACCCAACATAAAGACGGTTATTAGTGGACGTCACCCACGAACAGAAGTCCTCCCATTGAGAGGCAGGCTGTTTAATACTAATTGTTGTCATAATAATAAAGCCCACCCACCCTACCTATGTAGGTCTACCAGATACCCGGGATGAGTTGTCCAGTAACAGCGTAGGCTCCAAGAGCAGCGATGACACCAAGCATTGCCAGGCGTCCGTTGAGCTTTTCAGCTTTTTCGTTGTGAGTTTCGTACACGTCAATAATCTCCATAGGTGGTTCTTTGGCGAACATGTTGTAGCGTCCGCCGTCTTCAGTGGTGGTGGTCATTTTTTCTTAGCAGTTTTAGCAGCTCGCTTAAAGTTCTTAGCTGTTGGTGCACCTTTTGATCCAGGTGACCTCATCTTTTCTCCACTGCCAGCTTTGATGCGAGCACGCTTGGCGTGGATGTTTGCATACAGTCCTCGTTTAGCCATGATTAACATTTCCATTTACGAAGTGCCAATGCTTTACGGGTTGGCTTGCCGTTCTTTTTCATGGGCCCTTTGACGCCAGACATACGAGCACAAAAGGACTTCTTACGTGGACCACCCTGAGGCTGTGGTGCCTTCAGGTTTGATCCAGTCTCTCTATTATATTTTGCACGACCCTTAGCTGTCAAGCCACCGGATCGTGATTTATGTGTACCCATCTTGAGGCTGACGTTCTTCTTAGCCATTAGTATTCAATGTTAGATCTGTTTAACTTTTCAAATACATCATTACGATAGGCAGGGTCACGGTCATACCGTGGGTCTTGCATTGCTGCAACAACCTCTGCCTGACTACGGAACACATCAGCCTGTTGGCGTGGTGCTCTACCTGTAGCCATCTCTCCTTCAAAGCCTACGTTCTTTTCCATCAATGCATTAAGTCCAGATACAGCAAGAGCAATCATCCGATCATTACCTGAGTCAACCAGGCTATCGAATGCTTCGATGTCAGTCTGGTCAAGGTTATCCTTGGACCATTCAATGACACGTTGATAGTTCTCTTGTCCACCAACAACACCATAGATGTTATTGACTTGTTGGTCTGTTAGGTCAGCAGTAGGGATCTGACCTTGCATCTCCATGTAAGCATTGACTAGATCAGCACTAGACATGCTAGTGAACTGCTCCATCACTTCAGGAGTCAGCTCACCAGTCTCTGCATACATCTGTGAAGCCTGTGTAATTAGTTCAGCAGCAGGTGATACCTCTACTTCTTCTTCGGCGGCTTCTTCTTCGTTCCGCAGCTCCTCAGTTTCATCATTGGTTTCTCCAAGTTTCTTTTGTAGTTCGATGTAAGCTTTCTCTAGCTCTTCAGCATCTTTAAACTTACCAGCATATGCAGCGTTTTCTTCCTGAGCAGCAGCTTCTCCAACAGCTAAAGCTTCTTGCTCAGCTTCATTGAACTCAGGTTGATCTGCTGGAGTGGGATCATACGTCAGTGTAGCCATTAACAGTCTCTACTTTAAGGTTTCCAAGTCCGACAGTGTTAACAATATTCTTCGGACGATTAGCACCAATCTTTGGTTTACGTCGGTACTTATTCTCTGGAATATCCAGAGGTTCTTCTACTGTGAGTTCTACTTTCTCACTCGGTGGGTTCTCCACCTTCCGGGATCTGGTCCTCTTCTTGGGTGCCGGTGATTCCATTCATCATCTCCATAGCTTGTGGGTTTTTGGTGGGATCAGCCATCGGTGATGAAGCAAATTGACCAGCCTGCTTGGTAAGTTCCATAGCTTGTTGCTGTTGCATCTGTTGCTGCATCTCACCTTGAATCTCAGACATGCTCTTAACAAGGTTGAGTACATCAATACCTTGAGCTGTAGCCAGACGCTTGATGTATTCATCAGGGTTGATGAACTTACTAATAGCTTCTGGTCCCATTGTCTGAGCAATGGTGGTGATGAACTGAATCAGTGATTCCCTATCTTGACCACGGCCAAGTGCATTAACACCAGCCACGATCTGTGGTCGTACGATACCTTTAGGTAGCTTAGGTAAGACACCACTACGTTGCAGCACCATCAATGTACGATCAAGATATGGTTTCAGGAACTCAACAGTCAGCAAGGAGAACATTCCGCCTAGCTGTTGTTCAAGTTCTAGTTGTGTAAGCCGTACTTCCTCTGCAGTAGTACGCTCTGACTGTCTGATGTTGAGGACCATGAAAGCATCAGAGATCCTCTGACCTAATACATTAGCCATCTCATAGGCAGTCTTGAAGTCCGCTGTCTTACCAACCTGAACAACCTGCACATCATCAGGTCTACCCTGGATGATTGCACCGTTGCCTGCTTGGGCTAGAGTCTGCGGTTTAGTTGTGCTAGATGGTGAGACAAGGAAGACAACCTTAGCGGCTGCTGCAGAGCCTTCTACGAGTGCCTGAGAGAGTCCTTCAAGTGACTTGAGATCACCTAAGAATTCTTCTACTCGGCCTCTACCGTAGGCTTCACCATCAAATGTATTGAATCGAAGTACTAGCCAGGGTGAAGCATTCTTCGGTGATGTACTACGGCTATTAGGTAGCTGCTTATCATCAGCCTCCTGATACCATGTCCAACGACCGTTCTTCTTATCTAGCTTGACGTGGGTGTACACCTCTACGTCATCATCGATTGTATTTGATCCAGTCTTACCGTTCAATCCACCACCAGCACTAACCTCATTTACTTTAGGAGGTGCAGGAGGTAGGTTCAATACCCGGCGACTGATGAGTTCCTTGGTGACAATCTCGATGACATTACCGTTGCCATCACGGTCCACTACATAACGATTCAGTGGGAAGTTCTTCAGACCATCTTTACCCATATAGATAAGAGAGTTACCACCTACAACGAGGTGTTTAATAGCCTGGTGTACTACCACTCGATCATTCGATGCATTGATAGTGTCCATCACCATACGCTCCATCTTACTGAAGCTAAGGTCAAGTTCACTTCTAATCTGTGGATCCATCTCTTCACCCAACGCATCATCTCTGACTTGTAGTTTAAAGAAGCTGGTTTGTGGAGGTAGCAAGGCCAGCATCAACTTAGATGCTAGTGTCACCACTGCCTTTGCTCCTACACTTTGCCACGGTGTTTTCAGTGGCCTGTGTGTTGTGTTTTCGTTGTCTCTGACAATAAGATATGGGAGTGTCAGCTGAGCACACTGATAAGCAATGTCCAGGAACTGTTGACGTTCACTTGTCAGTTGGTTGTATCGTTGTGCTGCACTCATATGTTTAGTCCTTGATCTGATCCGCTAAGTCCACTCTTCAATGCTCCTGAATTCACACGACCACGACCAGACGAAGTGGAACGAGTCGTACCAATCCGTAGGTCAGGCTTAGCACCAGGCTGTTGCAACGGCTTAGGAGCCGCAGCAGGAGCCGGTGGTGGTGCAGGAGCAGGAGGAGCAGGAGGTAGCGGCTTGGGTTTAGGTGGCCTAGGAGCCGATCCGCCAAAGCACATTAGTCTTGTTCCATTTGTTGAATGATCCACTCCACAACATGACGCTGGCCAGCCTTATACATGATGGTGGCCAGGTCTTGCTGAGGTGTAGGGTTGACGGGTGGAAATGTTTCGTTCAAGTTATTAATAATCTGCTGTGACTGGAGTCCTCTTAACTCCAGCATGTTCATCGAGATAGGTTCAGGCATACTGTGGGAGGTTTACATTAGAATGCTCAAAGAATGCTGGCATCCTTGCACTCTGGGTGAAAGAAAGTTGTGGAGCTTTGCCTTGATACATAAGTCGATCACTAGAATCCGTCCAAAATTTTTTGTCTAATTTTTCAACGCCTTTTAGCGTATCAAAGATCCAACTAGCAGTAGCTTTCCTTAGTTTATCAAGGCTAGGAGAGGCACTAAGGCC